GGGACAAGAACGGCAAAGAGATTTATGAGGGGGACATCGTCCAGATGCAGGATGGGATAATGAGGTGGGACGACAGAAATGGTCCACTTGCTGTTGTTTTCGAGGACGGGGCCTTTGTACCGTTCGGGGGACAGGGCGAGTATTCATGGGAGGATGGCTCGGATGGCCACGTGGCAGTCATCGGCAACATCTACGAGAACCCGAAATTATTAAATATTCCCTAATGGCTCAGGTTGTTATTAAAGCGAAGACCCGGAACCTTTCATAGCGAACGCGCTAATTAAAATAATCATCATTAACACTTATTCCTAAGTGTAGGTGTTTTTGTCCATTTTAAGGTTAACCGCCGTTAACCTTAAATCGAGGTTGCCCACAAATAAAGCATGAGAACAGCGTTCCCTGCGTTAATAAAATCCATCAGCGTCAAGAGCCTCGTGAGCGGCGACAAGGAAGGCGAAATACGACTCCGATTTCTGCCGACTGACGAGGTGATGGATGCACTACAGCGACTACATCGGGCCGACGAAGAGGTAATGATCGCCATCGTTGACCCGGCTGAAAATATCAGCGGAATACAGCAATGTCAGGAAGACCATATCGAAAAGGCCAAAGTGGAAACCCGAAAGGAAAACCGAAGGGGGCAGTCTGTAAATTTACGACTCTGAAGGTCGCGTTCCTCAACGTGTTCGAGCGCATGGGCGGAGAGGACGGGCTCCTCGATTGGGTCAATGCCTCGAATCATAACAAGGCTGCTTTCTACCAGTGGATCACCAAGATGCTTCCGGCTGATGTGAATGTTGGCAACGTGTCCGCCCCTTCCGGTAAACCCCAAGCGCTCATCATCAAGGTCATTCACGCACAAGACGACGGTGGTGACAACGGGAACGGCGACGGCCATGACAAATGAAAGAGAATGCCGAACTTGTCGTCTCCCCCTCATTCTGGCCTCTCCTAGAAGATAAACATCGTTATCTCGTCCTTTGCGGTGGGGCAGGCTCAGGTAAGACGGAATTCGCCGCCAGGAAGATATTCTATCGTTGTCAGAAAGAAGGTGGACATCGTTTCCTAATTCTCCGCAAGGTACGCTCGCGGGTTCAGGAATCAGTCCTTGAGGTTTTCCGCTGTCTCTTGCGCGAGACTGAAGTTGCCTATGATCTTAATAAGACTAGCCGAGTCATTTCGTGGAACGGACCAGACGGAAGATTAAACGAAGTTCTTTTTGATGGCTTGGACGACCCCGAGAAGATTAAGTCGATCAAGGGCTTAACGGGCGAATGGCTTGAGGAAACAACTAATTTTACGAAGAATGATTTCCTCCAACTTGATCTTAGGTTGCGTGAACCGGGGCCAGCATATCATCAAATCATCCTGAGTTTTAATCCAGACGAGGCTCAGGCTCCGTGGCTCAAAGAGATGTTCTTTGACCACGTGAATCCGGATGCTCTTGTCCATAATTCGACTATTGCAGATAACCCGATAGCTGAAGTCAGGGCACGGTATGCACTCCGCCTTAAAGAACTCAAGGCCCAAGACGAGACGATGTACTCGATCTATGGTCTTGGGTTATGGGCTATGCCGAAGGGCCGTATCTACAACTGGGACGTCCAGCCTGCGCCGCAACGATATGACGAATTCTTTTATGGACTCGATTTCGGCTATTCGGTCAATCCCTCGGCCCTGATCAAAGTCTATCGCAGGGCCGATGAATTCTGGCTTGAGGAGGCCATCTATCAGGCTGGACTGACCAATCAGGCCATCGCCTCCGAGATGCAGGGTATTGGCGTTGGTAAGTACGAGCAGATATATGCAGATGCCGCCGAACCCAAGAGCATCGACGAGATAGTGCAGTTCGCCTTCAATGTCAAGGCATGCGATAAGGGGCCGGACAGCGTTAGGGCCGGAATCGGATACCTCAAGTCTCAAAAGATACACATCGTTCAGGGTTCAACAAACATCATCCGCGAGGCCGGCAAGTACAAATGGCGCGAGGACAAGAATGGCAACACGCTCCCTGAACCCGTGAAGTTCGATGATCACGCTATGGACGCCATCCGTTACGCCATCATGACGCACATGAGGGCGGCTGGGGCTGTGTACATTGGCGGTATCAAGAGAAGTGTCTACCCGGAGTAAAAAGGAATGAGCATATTCAACAAAAGCAAAGTCCTTCAGGCCGAAGTCCGTGAACTCCGGGATAAAACCGCTGAACTTACCGGACAGGTGACGAAATATCGTGAGACGCAGGAACTTCTCGTCAAGGATATTCTCACATTACAGGAAGTGTCCCGAGCCTATGTCGGCAATGATTACCAGGTCTATGAGGATGCTGTCTATGAGATAAGCGAGAAGTATTGCGGACGTGCCGAGTGGGGGGTGCTCCAGACACGGAGCATTATCGACTTGCGGAGCGCGTTTATCTTGGGCGAAGGACTCAAGGTGACGCACACGACAGAGACGCGGGCTGAGGCAGAACGCGAACTCCAGTTTGCCGAGGACTTCATGTCCTTCAATGACCTGGATGGCGAACTCGATCAGGAGATGGCCAAGGAAGCCGAGATCGAGGGCAAGATCGCCATTAAACTTTGGCTGGACGAAGAACCCTACCGCGATTGGCCAGGGATGGTATCGGCACGGTTCAAGTCATGGTTATCCAGCAAGTATGTCGTAACAGCCGACCCGAATGATTATCTTTGGTATAAAAACCTCAGTTGGAAGGCTATGGGAACAACTTCTGCCGGGAGTTATGATGAGGCACAATTCGTCTATGCCAAATTTGGTGGGCGCATCAATATGCCGAACGAGGCCCAGCCGAAGATTGCGGCTTGCCTGACGCAGATAGATCGCCTGGATAGGGCACTCCGAGACCTCAGAGAGATTGACCATCTATTTGCCTCCCCGACGCCTTACTTCAAGGTCTTGAGCGTTGCCGAGGGCCAGGCCATTGAGACATACATCGAGAGGACGAACTGGAAGATCGGCAAGGCGCTGATTACATCTTCCGAGTTCACTCTCGTATCTGCGCCCATCACGGGTGTCGATAACCTGATAGCTGAGATTGAACTCTGCGTGAAGATGATAAGCGGAGCGACGGGCATTCCCATCCATTATCTCGGGCTTTTGGATTTGCTCAAGAATAGATCGACAGGCGAGAACATCCGCGAACTTATCATGGCATCCACGACAAGGGAGCGCCAGACGTGGATCGGTGTCTATGAGGAGCTATTGACCAAGGCTATGCAAATGTGGAACGCGACATATCGGGCGCAGAAAACAGAGGGACTTCTTGATCCGACCAAGGTCAAGGTCGATATCCCGCAGGTGACGCAGGAACATTGGGACCATATCCAGAACGTGCTCATCCCAGCGGTGGCTGCGAACATCATCAGCAAAGAACACGTTGCGGGGCAGATACCGGGTGTCGATCAGGAGAAGGAAGCTGAACTTCGTGCCGATCAAGAGGCGAAGGACGCTGAGCAGGCTAAGGCAGAGATGGATGCGCTCAAGGAAGAGATGAGCCTCAAGGACGCTCGGGACACCCAGGTGGCCAAGGCATGATGATAACCACAGCCAAACGAGTTGCGGGGCTGGAGATTATAGCAACGCCCTGCCCGAAATGCACGTCGGCCATGTATAAGAAAGTTTGCCCCTGCCATATGCGGAAGCACGGGTGGAACATCTGCGCCAAATGCGTTAAGTGCGGTCACACCATTGGCCTAACCAAGAGGCGAGGAAGATAACATGCCATACACCGAAATTAAAAAAGAGATGGTCGAAGGGAAAGAGAAGTGGTGCTTTCGCAACAAGGAAACCGGGCGCAGGATTTGCTCGGATACTGAAGCGGGGGCTATCGCGGCCATGAGGGCGCGATATGCACACGCCCAGGAAATGAAATATATCGATCCGTTCTTTAATCCCATGATTAAGACGGACGAGGAGGATTGATGTTTACTACGAATACCACGAAGGTAAGGACGCCGGAAGATGACGGCAAGCGGCGGGTCGTTACTACGACGAGCGGGAATGGTCCAGAAGGTTCAATGGTCTATCGTTATGGAAATGAGGGCAAAGACCGGAAGGTGGTTTTCCCCAAGACTTCAAAGATTCCCACGAACTTTTCGATGGTCAACAAGCGTGAGACCAACAAGGTCGACCCCAAGATCAAGTTCAATACGACTGAACTAGATCATTTGATGAACAGCGTGGGATACAAGCGAGCGATCAAAGTTGACCCCCGCTTTATTTACGAGAGCCATATGCCCGCGCCCGCGATAAAGACCCCGCAACCCAAGCGCGCCAAGAAGGCTGCGGTCAAGAAACGGAAGGCGAAGTAAGCCATGAAAATCCGCATTGCTTTTCTGCTATTGTTTATTGTTGTTCTTTTTTCGTGCAATTCCACTTTGCAATTTACGGCAACCTTGACCCAGGTTGACCACGAACGGACGTCTGGGCACTACCTTTTTTCGGGCCATGATGTATGGCATTTAACCTTTGATAACGGAAAAGTTATCGAGGTTTATGTGCTTCCTAAAAATGGACGCTATGAACCTGGAATTCAATATACCGTTTTCAAAGATTGGACGAATACTTATTTCACGAAGAGTGAGGTTAATCCATGAAGATCCGTGTTGCCCTTCATTATATGGCTTCCTCAGAGATAGCCGGGATGATCCCCGAAGAGACTATCCGCGAGATTAAAAAGACTGACCCGGCACCCCTATTCCGGGCCTATGTCGTAGCGCATGAAGGCGAAGCGAAGGGGAACTTGGTCGGATATGGCAACATCGTCAAGAAATGGTATCGCGCCATCGTCGACAAGCTCCATGAGAAGATCGAAGCAGGGTTACAGCTCTTCCACGGACACGGGGCAACCAATGACCAGACGGGACGCATCCCCATCGGGCGCGTAGTCGGCAAGGCACTCAAGGAAATAGCCGGACGTTGGTCATCCGTTGTGGCCTGCTATATCGAGCCTGCCAGCCGGCGACTGAACCTCGATGTGGCATCCATCGAAGCCGAGATTGACCTCGATGTTGACGGTAAGGGGAACATTATCGCAAACGACGTCAATAACGTATCGGCTATCGCGCTTGGCAACTCAGAAATCGAGACGCCGGGATTCGCCGGGGCAACAC